GATCAAACCATTTACTGTAACAGTAAAGAATTGCTTGAATTCAAGATCGACAGGTCCAGCCAACTCAAAAGCAAGCGTTGATCCGTTTGCGTCGAAGCCTTGAAAGAATCCAGCGAAATCAAGATTTTCTGTCTTAATTGCATCGTCTGCAATTTTGGCATTTGTCACACAGTCGGCGGCCAGTTGTGAAGTGCTGATCGTTCCGACTAGGCTTGATGTAGGGTAGTTTGTAGCATCAGCCAAATCAAAAGCAGGGGTTGCATCTACGCCGCCCAGAGCAAGAACTACTCCACCGTATGAAACGCTAGAGTTTGCAAGTTTTCCATTTGCAATCGAGCCGGCAAGTTGTGCATTGCTGATCGTTCCTGTCAGGCTTGATGCTGGGTAATTTGTAGCATCTGCCAAGTCAAATGCTGGAGTTGCATCGCTGGCACCGAGAGCCAAAGACACGCCACCAAAAGAAACGCTAGAGTTTGCAAGTTTTGCATTTGCGATTGATCCAGCCAATTTTGCCGAAGTGATCAAACTGTCTGCAATGTATGCAGCGCTATCGATAGCCCCGTCAGCGATTTTTGCCGATACAACTGAATCCGAAGCGAGTTGAGTTGCTCCGATACCGCCACCAGCGACAGACAAGCCACCCGCGCCAAGTGCAAGAGTTGTTCCGTCAAGAGATACGATCAAGTTGCCGCCGCTCTCTTCAACACCGTTACCCAAGTTCAACTTGTCAGCAGGGATTGAGCCAGCCAATTTAACAGCAGTTACGGCTGAATCAGCGATCTGAGAAGTTCCGACACCTGAATCCGAGATCTTGATCCCGTCAGATCCAACAGACAAAGAAGATCCATCAAGATCAATTGTCAAGTTTGATACAGCAGCAGAGCCGTTGTAACTGGTCATTGTGATCCCGTTACCGCCACTCAATGAATTCAGATTGCTACCAAGAGCCACGCCTGAAATTGTGCTGTTTGCCAATTTTGCATTCGCAATCGATCCGGCAAGCATTGCATTTGTAACGCCTGAGGCTTTAACGCGGATAGCATCAGAAGAGATCTCGATCGATGAGTCATCAACGGCGACATTTAGCGTATTGCCTACCTTTGTGAGGGCAAGTCCCGCAGTAATTTGCCCAGCCCCTGAGAATTGAGAAAAGACAATATTGTTTGTGCCTACAACATCAGATCCTTTGTCTGAAGTACAAACAAATCCGTTGTCGCCGTTTACAGTTCCTTGCTCAACAAATGTAAATGCGCCAGCCTCTGAAGTACCAGCGGCAAAGTCAGCAGATCGAGCCCATCCACTTGCAGCAGCGATATAAATACCGTTTTCTGATTGTGTGCTCTGGTCCTTACAAAGTACACGGTCCCCCGATCCAATCGATACGCCGTCAATTGTTTGTGTGCCTGAAAGCGTGATGTTTGCAGTTGTAGCCGCTTTACAAGAGTCTTTAATGTCAAGACCTTGAGCAACGCCGTCAACGTAGCCTTTGGATGCTACGCGGTTCGACGCGTCGCCTTCTGAAGGGGTGGCAACTTGCAAAACTGCATTTTGAAAATCAAAAGTTCCCGTTGATAAATCTAATTTAGCGACACCGATCGCAGCATTTGCAACCTGTCTACTGGTAATTTGAACAGCCATGTTTTTTATTCCTCATGTGTTTGTATTTGTGAGTATTTGCACTCGTTTGTAATGTATACGCCTAATCGACGTTTTACAGTTCGATGATCGGAAATGGATTGCTAGGTCTTGAATACACGTGCTTTGATTTGCTCTATTAATGTATTCATGCTTTCAAGTTTCTGTTCTAGCAGGCTCATGCGCTTATCAAGATCTGAGATTTCTTTTACAATGTCCTCTCTGATCTTGTCTTCTCTCAGCTGTAGATCAGCAATCACTTTGTCGTATCGTGTGCGCAGTGCGTCTTCTCGATCCTCTGCTCTTTTCTCTCTGGCGTCGCCCCGTTTGCGTTGCTCCATGTATTGCCAGTATAGAAACGCAGCAAAAGCAACATTGCTCCCGCCGTTCATAATGACTTGCATGATCTCGTTTTCCATTATTCCCCCATCAACAACGTATAAGAAAATCGATCGTATCCTGTATGCTCAGGTTGCAACTTGCAAACGGCTAGAAAGTGCGCGTATTCATCAGGATCTTGAATGACTTGGCAGCCTGCACTGTATTGATCTACTGACTGACTGACTCGCTTTACACTGGCTCTATGTATATTGATTCCAAAATAGCCGCATTCTTCATTTTGTCCATAGTCGTGCACGTTGTCGCTGTTTCTATCTCTCCATACGCAAACTTCATTTCCACGCTGTACGAGTGCCTCGTAATTGCCACGATGCAAGCCCAGCATGTATGCGCCTCGATACTGTCTATTGTGTATCAAGATCGCAGTGTTGCCGTTTCTGAGATAGTACAGTCCTGCATCTGTTGTACATTTGTATGCGTGCCATTGCCAAGATCCACGCTCCAAAAAGCACACATGGATCCAGTCATCAAACTTGTCTGTTTCTCCGTTTGGATTGCGCTCGCCTATGATGTTCATGTCATAATCTACAGATTCAAACACAACAAAGCCCGCTTCTTTTACGCGGGTTAAAATGGTTGGGTAAGCATCGGGGCTTAATGGGATTCTCATGACATGACGCCTATCGTTAGATTTACAGAACTTTGAGAGGGGTTCCAACGTACACCGAGGATCATTGCTCTCCGGTTGCTGTACGTATCTCCTGCGCCCTCTCTGAGTCCGTATATATACATACTAGAAATCTCTATGATGTCGCCAGCCGTTAAGAGGCAATGCTTTTCAGTCACTGTTAGATTTAACTCTTCATATGGCTCCGCATCCCATCGCCGCATTCGGGTCAAGTCTGCGCTTGCTTGAGTTGGCTGTATCGGACTGTCTACGCGGTATATGAGTTTTAAGTCTCTCGTTATTGTCGTGCTCGTTGGCAAAACTGGAATACTGTTTCCACTGAATGTAACGTCTTGATTCAGTCCTGTTGTACTGTTGAATGTGTTGATTGTGCTTGCACTGAATACGCTAGATTGTGAGGGGCTATAAAGGGAGTGAGAGTCGATGCTGATAATGTCCCGATCTGTAATGTGATCACGAACACTGAACCAACTGGCAAGATTTGGATTTTGGCACACTCGCCAAGACAATTGATTTTGATCCCATACAGGCCACATCCCCATATTCAATACGGCGCTGAGAAAGTCTTGTATGTTACCTGCCTTCTCGATCAGCAACTCTATTTCATGTGTGCCGCTGGATGTCGTCCACGCCTCAGCATAATATGTGTTGAGATTTTGAAGCCCAAAAAGGTTTGGATTGAACTTAACACCAAGTGCCCATGAAGCAGGGTAATCGTCAAAGGTCCCTTGAGTGCCGCCGCCTGTACTCATTACAAGGCGAGCAAATACATAATCAGGACGCCCGCGTAGCCTTGCCAAACTCGTTACAATGTCGTTGATTGCGAGTACAGTTATTGCGCCTGTACTGGGATAATTTCCAGTGGCTGCAATCGTTAAATAACCCGCCGTGCCGCTGGTACTTGTCTTGCTGCTCCATGTGTAATAATCGATCCCGCCTGTACTGACATGCTCGATCTTGATCATGCCGTTTTGACCCGTTTCTTTTTCGAATATTGTAATGTCATCAACGTAAAGATTTGGATCACTGGAAAAGTTGTAATTGGTCGTAACTTTTGCCGTCTTGCCAGCGTAGAACCAAAATTGTGATTCAGTCGGCTTGCTAGTTAGTCTTGATTGCATCATTGTAAGAAAATCAACAAACT